AAGTTGAGTTTGCACTTGTCGAGATCGAGCTCGAGCACCGTGCCGGCGCGACGCTCATGCCGCGCGATCGCCGCCGCCCGCGCCGCCGCAAGGTTGCTGGCGGGCGTGGATGCGATGACGGCCGCAAGCGGCCGCAGCCGGGAGATGGGCCGCCGCGTCGGCCGCTTGCCGGTGAGCCTCGCCATGCTAGTCGAAGGTCGCGAGCGAATACTGATGGAGCTGGATGCTGTTCGAGGCGTTCGCCACTGACCACTGCGCAGTCAGATCGACCGCCTGCTCGGCGGTCGAGTCGAAGCCGCTACCGACCGCGGGCGCAGTGTCCGGCAGTACGATCGATTCGACGCCCCCGGACGCCGCAGCCGGCGCGCCCACGATCGCACGCGATGTCCAGCGCCCGATGCCGAGCAGGTTCGCGGTAGTGCCGTCACCGAGCGCCCGCACGATCATCTCGATGGCGAGCTCCCATGAGGCATTCACCTGCGCAGTGACGTTGAGGTTGATCGCGCCGCCGTTGAATACCACGATCGAACCGAACTTGGCGCGAAAGGTGAGCGTGCCCGGCGTGGTGACGACGGTGCTGATGCGCCCGGCCGCCCGCATCACGAGGCGCTTTCCGGCGCGGTCGAAGAAGTTTTTCAACAGCGCGATCTTCGCCGGCGCCGGCAGCAGGCTCGTCTCCGCCGTGCTGTTCGCGAGCGCGGCGCCGTCCACCGCCGCGACGCTTAAAAGCTGCTTGAAACCATGCATGGTGTGACCTCCATTATCATGTGACTACTCCGGACACCTTGAGCCGCAGGTCGGCGACCGAGCCGCTGTAATGCGGCGTGGACCATTCCATGCCGCCGTTGACGATGACGATCTCGGTCGCCCCCTGGTCGGTGTCCCAGGCAAACGCGAACGGCGTCGAGCGCAGATGCGCGCGCCATGCCGGAACAAAGGTCCCGCGGATCCAGGACCAGGCGACCTTTTCGAACGAGAGATCCTCTTCCCAGCTCTCGAAGTCGATCACGCGGCCGAGCGGGTGCCCATTCTCGTTCACGTTCGCGCGCCCGCTCACCTTCCGCCCCAGCGGGTCGAACCCCTGGGCGAGGCCGGTCGTCGCGGTCAGCATCGCGCCCAGCGCCGCGATCGGGATCGAAGGCGGCGTGGCGCCGGTGAACTTGAGCCGCCAATAGCGGAATGAGACCGAGTTGAATGTCAGTAGATACGGATCATCGGTCGCCGGCGTCCCCGAGGCGACGAGCGTATCGCTCGCTACGAAATTGTCGGTCGATCCACGGACCTCGACCGAGGCCCCGACGCTTTTCAGGTCGTGGCCGTACAGCAGCGCATAGTCCGCCGCCTTGGAGACTCCGCTGTCAACGGTCAGCGTCGCCGGCAGCGCGCCCGCTTTCCACGCGGTGTAGGCCCGCCAGTCGGCGACGTTCGCCGCGGCGAAATTCCCCGCCGCGGTGCTGGAAGCGACCGGCGTCGCGTCCGCGAGCCTGGAATCGTAGAAGAAGCGCGGATTCGCCATGCCTCAATTCACCAGGATGATTTCAGCACCGTAGGCCTGCTCCTGGACGATCAGCTTCATGAGATCACGCACGCTCTCCATAGTGGGATTGGTTTCGCCCTGGAGTGTTACGTAGACCTGCGAGCGCGGCGGCGGCAGGGCCCTCTGCGGCTGCGTGGTGACTGCCGGTGGCGGACCCTCGATCGGTGTCACCGGCACCGCGGTGCCGCCCGCTATCGTCGGCGCCGAAGTCGAGGAGCCGAACGAGGCGCTGCGTATCTGCTGGACCTGGGCAAATGCCGATACTGCATGCAGCGCCGCCATCGCTAAATTCCACGGATAAGGATAAGCAGCCAGCGTCTTGCTGATGCCCACGTAGGCATTGACTATCGCGTTTGCGATGCCCGCCGTCTTGTTGAGGTTGAACAGGAAGCGGCTGTGCGTCGCCACGCCCTGTGTCAGCAGTAGCATTTCGCTCAACACGATCTGCGTCTGCTGCCTTGCTGTCTTTTGCTCGAAGTCGCGGCGGGCGAGGACGCCTTGGGCGTGTGCGCTCCCGAGCTTCGCCTGGTGCTGGATCTCCAGCAGCTCGCGTTGTTCGTTCGCAATCCGCTGCCGTTCGAGATCCTCGCCCGCCCATGCGGTGAGGATCCCCGTCTTTTCAACGAGCTGCTGAGTGAGCAGATCCATCTCGGTCATGTTCTCGAGATGGATCTGCTCGACCTTCGTCGCGATCTTCGCGCGGAAGGCCTCCGCCTCCTCCTCGTCCTTCTGGCGCTTGGTCGATTCGAGGGAGGTGACCCGTGCCTGCGTGATGGCCTCATTAGCAATGCGCGCGGACTCCGCGGCGGCCGCCTTCTCTTGGGCGATCTTCGCCTGAGCAAGCTCGCCTCTCTGGAGGTGCAGCGCGCGCTCCTCGTTAAGCGCCCTGACCAGGACCTGTATCCGTGCGTCCTCGTTGGCGGCGACCTGACGGATCAGATCGAAGTCCGTGAGCCTGCCCTGCTTGAAAGCCTCCTGCGCGAGCTGGTTCTGGAGCTGGATCGCGTCCGCATAGCGGGTGGCGAATCCGCGCGCGGCGGCGACCCGCTCGGCGTAGTGCTTCTCGAATTCCATGCGCTCGCGGATGCGGGCTTCAGCGTCGCTGCCCGTGGTCGGGCCTTTGCCCATCAGCTCCCAGTTGTCACGGGCCTCCGCGATTGTCTTGCCGGCGCTCAGTATCCGCTCGGACAGGGCATCGACTTCGACTCGCGCTGCGGCTGCATCGCGCCTCCACTCCTCGCCGATCAACCGGAAGCCGGCAAAATCCCCGCGCGCGAGCGCTGCGACCTGGGCCGCAATGACGCCGATCTCACCGCCCACCATCTTGAACGTGAACGCGACATTCGCCCCGAGCACTCCCAGCGACTCGAAAACTGTGCGCACCCCCGATGCCGCTTGCGGCATGGTTTCGAATTCCTTGTTGACTCTCACCATCACCAGCGCCAGCTCATTCAGCACCGGCAGCAGCTCGTTGCCGAGGTTGATCTTCGCCTGGTCGATGCTCAGAGATGCCCGTGCGAGGTTGTCCCGAAAGCGGTCCGCCGCCTCGGCTTGCTCGTTTGTCACGCGCACGACGAGCCCGCCTTGCTCGGTCAGCTCGCGCATGAAGGGGCGCAGCTCGGCGTAGCTCTTGCCGAGGAGATCGTTCGCGACCTTGCCGGCGACCGTCTGATCGGTCATGCCGGATATCGCCCGGGCGACGTCCACCATGACTTCGGCCGCGTCGCGCCCGTCATCGGGATCGATGCCAAGAGCGCGGAAGAGCCCTGCCTTGCCGACGTCGCCCAGGCGCGCCTCGCCGAGCGAGCGCCCGAGCCGGGCGACCGAGGCCGCAATCGTGTCGAGCGAGGTGCCGGCGAGCCGTGCCGGCGCTTCCAGGCCGGAGATCCGCTCGGCCGTGGTGCCGGCGATCTCGGCCAGGTCCTTGTAGCGCGCCGTGGTCTCGGTCGCGCCGAGTATCATCGATACGAACTGCTGCGCACTCACCGCAGCGCCGAGCGTCCCGAGGATGGCTTTGGCGTCGAACGCCTGTTTCGCGAGCCCGTCCAGACCGCGCTGGACGTCCTTGAATACCGGGCTCGCGGCGTCCTGCGCGCTCAAGCGGAAATCAACGTTTTGAGTATCTTGGGCCACTAGGCTCTCTGCGAGGTGAGTAACTTCAGTTGCTGTTCGAAATTGCGCTTGAACGAATCCACGGCGACTCGGGTGACGGCAGAGCGGACGGTTTTCTCTAGGAACATGCGCGGGATCGAGAGCGTGGTCAACTCGCCGATTGGAATGTCAGGCTGTCCCCATTCGCGGCCGTGCGTGCCGCTGCCCTTGCCAAAGCGGAACGGCACATCCGCCCGCATCTTGCCGTGAATCCGCGCCACGACTCCTACGTGCCCGCTCTTCATCCGGGCGATGAAGGCGCGCGGTATCAGCTCGGGCTTTCCTTTCTTGATCTCGACCGTCACGCCTCTGCCGGCCCTCTTCCTCGTAACGGTGGGCACTTTGCTGCCCCTGACAAATTCCATCAGCGGGATCCGCTTGCTAAAAATGCGGATCGTGAAGCTGGGCTTTCCCTTGCGCGCGCGGTCGCGGACCTTGATCTGACTGCGGGCAAATTTGGCGCTGACCCTGTAGACCTGCCGGATCTCGCGCGAGACGGCCGTCACGGCCTGGTCGCCGGCGCGGTTGAGCGCCCGCACCGTCGCTTTCTCCTCGATGCCGCCGACCAGGTTGTCGAACTTGAGCTTGACCCGGTTGATGTTACTGTCCATGCGGACGTTGATCATCTCGTTCCCTCAGCGCGCCTCACGGCGCGCCCGCTCCGCCATCTCCGCCTGCACCTGGGCGTCCCGCTCCGACAGGATCTCCATCGCCTCGATGTAGTAGTGCGGCTGCTCGAGCAGCCCGCCGGCGTGCGGCAGGAGCCGCGCCTTGTAGTGCATGTAGAGCCGCAGCATCAAGCGCGATGCCGGCGTGATCATCGGCAGGAGGCAGGTCTTGCTCTCGATCACCCCGCGGATCACCCACTTCGCGAACGGCGCGGCGCGCGAAGCATCGCAGTGCCGGCCCCAGGAACAGGTCTCGCAGCGGAATTGCTCGGCGTTGTGGGCGACTTCGAGGGTGATGATCAGGTTTTTTTTTCCTCCGCGTCCACGTAGCTCGCCGCGAAGATCTGCCACGCGAGCTCAACGCGCAGGGTGTAATCGAGGAGCCCGAAGTTGGCGGGCGCGAAGGCGACCGGGCCGGTGCCGTTCGCGAAGTTCTCCCAGTCCATCAGCCCGTAGGCGAGCGCGAGCTCGAGCCCCCTGCCGCTCATGCCGGTCGTGGTGCGCCCGATGACATCGAACGTCATCTCCGGCACGAGATAGCCCTGCTCGGTGCCGTTGAGTCCCCGTATCTTGAAACGCGTCGGGTTCGGCGCGCCCGCCTCGCTCCGCGGCGTGTACCAGAACGGCGCGATCGGGTTCAATGCCTTGATCGTCATGGCGCGATCTCAGGTGAAGGCGACGGATACTTCATCGTCGCCGGTGGATTCCGCCGCGGCGAACTTCATCTCATAGGTGCCGATGTTGTTCTGGTTGCCGCGTCCGACTTCCGTGTGAGTGATCGCCGGCATTGTCACCCGGTAAATGTTGCCGGCGGTGGCTCCAATCGCGCCGGTGTCGAGCGCCACCACCGCGCCGGTCTGCCACTTGCTGATGAAATTGTAGGTGGCGATTAGGACCCGCGCCGGATCGAAGGAGCCGGTGACGGCGCGCCCGGTGATCTGGATCTCCCCGTAACCGTCACTGGCCGCCATGCTCTCCGGGACCGAAACTTCCACCCCGAGATCGAAGGCGAGCTTGGCGATCACGGCTGAGTAAGAGTCCGCCTGGAACGGCACACTCAACAGCGGCACCGGCGCCGTGGAGTCGTAAGTCGCCGAGGGCAGCGCGACGTCGGTCACCGAGACGAAATGCCCGGTGAACTCCCACATCAGATACCCGACCGAGCCGACCGCCAGGTCGACGTTGGTCTTGCCGCGCGCGCCGGTGATCTTGAGGAGCAGGCCGTCGTCGTAGAAGTAGAGCGTCGAGGACTTGATGCTCGCCTGCACCGAGGTCGGCTTGTAGGTGACCGAAGTCGAGGCGACGATGGTCTCCGCCCATCCGCTCGCCCGCAGGAGCGGCGCGGTTTCCGGGGGCGTGCCCGCCGCGCCGGAGCCCTTGATCTCGGTCTTGCCGCTGACCGTGATCAGCGTCCCGGCATAGATCGGCTTCATGGTGGCGAGGCTGGCGCGCACCGGCTTTCGCTGATGCATGCGCGAGTTCGCGAACGCCCACTTGAAATCCTCCGACATGATCGCGTCGGTGCCGGCGATCGGGACGGAATCCGTGTTATAGGTGCTCTCGTCCTTGACGAGAATGACGGCGCGTCTGTCGAGCATGGGCTACTCCTTTATGGTGTCGGTCTCTCCCCCCTTTGGTAAAGGGGGGATGGGGGGGATTCCGTCGCCGATATCGGTGCGGCGCTTGATGCCCTTGCGCGGCACCGCCTCGTTTGTCGACTCATTCAGTCTGATGGTCTGGCGCGGGCGCAGCGCGGTGGTGCTTTTCTCAGCTTTCGGGACTCTCGGTTCAGCCATGACGTCTCCTCTACGCGCTCGGGTCTGTCCGCGAGCGGCGATATTTCACGCGATATCGCAGCTCCATCGACGCCGCCGGCTTCGCCAGCTCGCCGCTGATCTGTGGCCGTCCGGCCCCGATCTCGACGATCGCATGCACGAATGCCAGGGCGAGCGTGAAATCGGCCGCGAGCGCGATGTTCACTTCCTTCCGTATCTGGTTGAGCGTCGTCTCGACGTTCGCCGCGACATCGTGCACCAGGGCCTCGATGAACACTTCGACCTCCGAGTCCATGACCGAGGGCAGCCAGGGATCGACGACGTCGTCCGAGCCCATATACACCCGCAGCGCCGGCATGAGTTCCGCCGCGACCGGCTCCCCGCGCCCGCGATCCACTCGCGCACCCGTCGTCGTGAGCCCGGTCACCAGCGTCTTGACTTTGGCGATGACCTGCTCTGCTCGATGGTCCGCCATATCTCAGCACTCGGCACTCAGCACTCGTCACTGCTGTTCTAGCTGCAGCTGCACGAACAGCCCGTCATCCACCGGCTGCCGCACGCGGATGATGTAGGTCACCGCGCCGATCGCGAGCGTCTTGCCGATCGCTGTCCCGGCCGGAAAGTCCGAGGCCTTGCCGGTCGCGACCGGATTCGTGCCGGCGACGTCCACCTGCTCGAGGTAGGCGTTGTCGAAGATCACCTTCACCGACGTCGTGCCGTCGTAAGTCGCCTCGACGGCGAAGTCGTCGGTGTCGAGGAAGTCGTCGGGGTCTTCGGTGAACACGACTATGTCGTATATTTCGGGTGATACTTGATATTCACCGCCACCAGCGACGGGCCGGTGACGATGGTGCCGACGCAGCGCACCCAGCCGCGCACGGCGCT